CATTTTTAGAAAGCTTTTCAGCAAGTTCTTTAGTAATAACACTATTTTTAACAGCATTTTGAGAGCTTTCATTCAACTCGTTATCAACAGTAATTACAGGAATATTGATATTTCCATCGCCAGTAATTTCTACGTTATTAATTTTTTTAAAGTTGGTTGGAATATTTTCAACTTTTTTATTAAGATTGCTAAACTCTTTATAAATAGCTTGATTTTGCACGGGATTTTTAGAAGTAGAATTTAATTCTGAATCTACAGTGATGCTACTTCCACTGCCTCCACTTGCAGCAATCTTTTTAATTTCTTCATAATCCGCATTAAATTTATCTAATTTCGGCTGAAAATTTTCATTGAAATATTTATCCATTTCTTCATCCACATATTCAATCCATATCTTTGGATCCTCAGGAAGTGGTGATGAACCATTTCCAATCGCATCACAAACACGCATCTTATAATTTCCTAGATGCTGTATTTCATCACCCTTTTTTAGCTGAAAAGATAAATAGAATGGGTCCTTTCTTAGAAAAAATCTTTCTCCTATTTTAAAAACACCATTTTCATCAATATCAATTTTTCCTTCATTTTTTTCTTGATCTAAAAAGAATACAGTTACTTCATAGTCTTTATGATCTTCATCTTTGACAAACTGCATTTCTAGATTTTTAGAATATTTATAAGTATCAGTTTCTCCTTCAAGCTGACATTCTAGGCCATCTTGAATAAATTTCACAATAACCATTTATACGCCTCCTCGTTATTTAACTCTTTCCCAAATATAAGTTAATTGGGTTGGTTGGATATTTTGCGAATCGCCATTACCAGAATTTTCAGTATACATAAAATTTCCTTGACTGGTCGATAAATTGTTACTTGGAGTATTTCCGCTAACAACATTAACACCAGCATAGACATTGTTAGAGTAAGTTCTACCCCAATTGAAAACATGACCAGCCATGTGATGCTTATGCTCTTGCAAGTACTTGCTACCAATGATTGTACCTGCCTCTTGATTAAACGATGTATGCTCATCAGTATCTGCATCATCTTCATTGATTCCAGCTAAAACATAGCCCTTGATCCTAGTCCATTCTGTTCCTAGATAAAGAGTATTAGGATCAAACTCTTTTTGAGAGTTATATATTTGTGTTCCTACTGGAACAATCAAATCAAGTAACTGTTTTCCTAAATAGTAGAAGCTATCGGTTTCAAAAACTCCTTCATGATCTGGGAATTTATTTACACCTAAAGACAGTTTTTCAACATCAAAAAAAGCGAATGGAACACCCATCGCTAATAATGTGACATAAGTAACTGTGCTGAACCTGTCAATCAATTGAAATTTGATTTCATAAGAATATTCCTTATCGAATTCAG